AAAATAATGCTGAAGGGTTCCAGGTAGCTGATATCTTATGGAATGATGTTGAATACGAAAATCTTGTTAATTGGAAACCAAAGGGACAGAAAAAAAGATTTGAACCAGGTATAAAATCTACAAAACAAAGTAAAGAGATAGCTGTCACTATATGGAAACAAGAAGTTGAGGCAGAAAAGGTACACTTTTTTGATTACGAAACTGTAAAGCAAATCTCATGTTTTGTTGAAGAAAATGGTAAATGTTTTGGACAGGGTGCCCTTGATGATCATGTTGCTGCAGCATATTGGGCATGTTTTACATGGGATCTATACAAAAAAGGTAAATTAGGTTTTGATGTAGCCAGTATAATGGGTGTTATGAGACAAAAGAGAGGACCCGCAAGTGATGAAGAAAAAAGAAAGATAAAATTAATGAAGAGAAAAGAAAAGGAACAGGAAGGAGAAAAAGAAGAAATTCCCGATGATGTAGAACAACACCGTAGAAAAATATTGACAAACAAGAAAATTCAGGATCTAGCCAAATATATGAAAGCAGAAAAACCAGAAAAGGAAGATGAAGAGCCCGAAGATGAGCCCGAATTGATGGTTCCTATCTTTGATGATGATCCAACGGAGGGAGAGGAATGGAAAGATCCGTATCAAATCTAGCTACACAAAATAAATGGTATTTCTCCTTTACGAGGATTCCGGCCCTGTCAGGGCAAAGCGTTCATGCAGTAAATAATATGCGTTTTCATCTTACTAGATGTACTCTTCCTGGGCTGGACTTCACAGAGGAACCTATCAACTATCAGAATCTACGAACCCGGGTTATACATGATCCTCCTGAATTCCAGCCGATTCAAGTGGAGTTCCGTGTAGCAGAGGATTGGTCAAATTATTTTGCCTTGTTAGGATGGGCAAATTATATTTCTAATAATAGAAACAACATAGCCTTGAAAGACAAAGATGCTGCATCTATCGACACTACCGCTTTTCTTGAAGCATATGATGCTTATGATAATCCAAGATTTAAGTTTACATACTATCACGTTATTCTACAGAACATTGGGGAATTGACATTTGATTATCAGGCACAGGAAGAGGACTTGTTTTGCACAGCATCCTTCTTTTTCGATTACTTCTTATTCCAGAGGATATCAGTAAATGTCTAATAATAACAGGCGATTAACAGAAGAACACAAACGAAACATTTCTAAGTCTTTGAAGGGCAGGAAGTTTTCCGATGAACATAAAGAGAAACTGCGTCAAGCACAACTTAGACGAATAACACCCACTACGTCCGCTGCAAAGACACATCCTGACCTCTTTGATTCATTTTAGAATCTTAGCTGCTAGTAATCCCTTAAAATATATCATTAAATAAATAATAATGAAGGTTTAGTTTATACGAGTAACTAGATGAATCATTATGTTTATATGATAAGTGATCCTACATTTGACAATATTATTTGGGGTAGAGAATCTGGCAAATGAAATTGTGGGAGGTGGATCATATCCAGTAGGAGTGAAGGGAAAACCAAAGAGCGAAGAACACAAAAGGAAAATAGCAGAGGCTCATAAAGGTAAACCAAAGCAATATACGACCTATTGGAAAGGAAAAAAGATTCCAAAGGAAATACGAAAAAAGATATCGATAGCATTAGCAGATAATTTTTCTAAAAATGGTCACCCATGCAAAGGGAGAAAGCAAACAGAGGAGACCAGACGAAAAATATCTGAATCTAAAAAAGGTAAAAAGGGTAGGAAATTGTCAGATGAGGACATTTTGTTTATTCAAGAATCCGACATGTCAAATAAAGAATTAGCATTGAAGTTTGATATATCAGAAGCAGGGATATATCATCACAGACGAAAGAAAAATCTATAGGAGGAAAAAGCATGGGATTTTACTTATCTCCGCAAGTGGTCGTTAAGGAAGTTGATCTTAGCACGATCATCCCCGCGGTATCAACAAACGTGGCATGCATTATCATTCCTAAAGCTTTTAAGGGACCGGTTGGAGAAGCTAATAAATCTCTAATTACTGGTGAACAAGAATTGTATGATACATTCGGTCCCCCGGATGATAATTCATATGAGGCTTGGTTTGCAGCAAAAGGATATCTGAAGCATGGTAATCAGCTTTGGGTTGCCCGAGCGATGCCATCTGCCGCTACATATGCATATCTGGATGTTTCACCAACAGCAGCCGGTGTTACAGCTGTAGCCGGTTCTCCCGGAACATCAGGAAATGCAGATGTTGTTGGTTCAACGGGTGAAGGTCTGGATTTTGATGCTTTGGATGCTTACAGCTTTGCAGGATCAGCAGCATCGGCATACAAACTTCGAATCTTTGCAAGAGGGCCTGGAACATATGGAAACAACAGGCGATATGTTCAGGTAGGTATCTGTAACAAAGCAACATATGATTCAAAGGCAGCATCAGCATCTGCTCCAGCTGGATATCCCTCACAGTATTGGGATGTTGAGTATGGACCCGGGGCTGCTGATGAATTCATCATTATTGTAGCAACTGAAGATCAAAATAGTACGGTAACAGTACAGGAAAGCTTCTTAGTATCAACATCTTCAGGAAAGAAGGATCATAATGGAAGGTCAATGTATGCGCCTGACGTTATTAATCAACAAAGTTCTTATATTGCCATCGCTGTAAACAGTTCTCAGGCATCAGTGGCACCAGGAACAATTTCAGGGTCTGCTCTGTCAAATCTTTCTGGTGGAGCCAATGGTGGAACTGTAACAGATGCGATGAAGCAGATTTGTTTTGGATATTTTGCTAATCCAGAACAAATTGATGTTAACTTGTTTATTGATTCAGCTCATAGTGTTACAGTGAAGAGCTATCTAAACACTGTATGTCAGGACACTCGAAAAGATTCTATGGCAATTCTGGATGTTCCAAAAGCATTGGTTGTTGGAACTACACAGCAAACAGCCAAATTGATCAATTGGAGAGGTACCGCTGGAACAGGTCTAGGAAACATCAATTCATCTTATTCCGCACTATATGGTAACTGGGGTAAGATCTATGACCGATATAATGATAAGTATCGGTGGATTCCACTAGCTGGTTGGGTTGCGGGTCTGTATGCTCTAACAGACAGAACCACAGATCCATGGTTTGCGCCAGCAGGCCTGAATCGAGGCCTATTGAGCACGGACATTAGCCAGCTTGGATTTAACCCAACACTGGGTAATCGGGATCAGCTTTACAAGAACGGAATTAATCCTATTACAGAATTCCGTGGTGAAGGAATTCCGGTTTGGGGTCAGAAGACATTAACAAGCCGACCTTCTTCATTCGATAGAGTGAATGTTAGGAGATTGTTCCTTGTGATGGAAAAGGCTATTTCTACAATGGCTAAATATTATCTCTTCGAACCAAATGATAGACTTACAAGATCAAGGTTTGCATCAACTGTCGCCGAATATCTTGAAGATGTCAAGGGACGGAGGGGTGTATATGATTATATGGTTATCTGTGATGAAAGCAATAACACAGCAGCCGTGATCGACAGAAATGAATTTGTTGCAGATATCTTGGTGAAGCCTACCCGGGCAGCAGAATTTATCGTTCTGAACTTTGTTGCTCTCAGGACTGGGGCATCATTCACTGAGTTTACAACTGCATAAATAGAAAGGACATAAAATATGAAAAGGTTTTATGTTTATAAAATAAGTGATCCAACAGGTAAGCACAAGCCGTACTACGGAAAAGGTAGTGGTAATAGGTATAAGCAACATTGGTGGAATAGTGTAAACAATAAAACTTGTGAAAATTTTAAACTAACCAAGATGCTGAAATATTTAGAACGAATAGGTTTAGAGCCTAATTATCGGATTATTTTCAGAACTAATTTAGAACAAGCAGCATATCAATGTGAAGAATTTTGTACAATGTATCATGGTCTGGAAAATCTAAGCAATCTTCAACATGGAGGATTGGGAGGGACTAAAGGATTTAAGCATACAACAAAGACAAAACATAAGATGTCTGTTAGTAAAAAGAAAATGTATGAAAATCCTAAGGCTCGGCAAGTTACATCTAAAGCAATGAAAGGTTTAAATAATGGAATGTATGGTAAAAAGCATTCCAAAGAATCTCTGACCCAAATGTCTTCCGTTAAAAGGAGAGAACAGAATCCATTTTACGGAAGAAAGCATTCCGATGAGACTAAACGTAAAATGTCGGAAGGCATGAAAAGATATCATGAAATGAGGAGAAAAGAAACATGCCAGAAAATACAACGATTAGAGACCTAAAGGCGAAATTCCAGGATGGAGCCCGGGCGTATCTCTTTGTACTTGATTTTAATTTCCCGACTGCCTTGGGTGTGACCCCGGAAACTGCAAAGTTTCTTGTTCGGGCAACAACGATCCCTGCAAAGACCATTGATCCAATCATTGTCCCATTCGCGGGAATGGAGTATAAGATTGGTTCAACTAGCACTTTTGCAGACTGGACAGTGACTTTTATGGTTGACGCGGCTGTGGGAATCAGAACTACTTTCCATGATTGGTCAAGACTGGTACATGATCCAGTCACAAATCAATCGCTGCCGCCAGCACAGTACAAGAGGACCATTACAGTTCATCAACTAGATGCAGCGCTTGAAGTAGTTTATTCATCTACATTGACAGGCTGTTGGCCCTCAGTAGTAGGAGAGATTGCCTTGGCTCAGGATACAAAGGAAGTAGAAACATTTGACATTACCTTTGCATATGATTACCATGAAGAAGTAGCAACGAACCGATCAATCTAAATAGAAATACAATATTCTGATTGAAAGGAAGAAAATCATGGTAAAGGGCGTCCAAACTAAAGATACTGGATTCTTTGAAGAACTAAGCAATCATCTTAATGTGTATAAATTTGAAGGCAACCTTCTTTCAGATCCGGAGGTTGCCTTTTCTTTTGTTCCCATGAATGTATCACAACTAAAGAAAATACTACAGCATGGAGATGATGAAAAGAAGATAGAAGCAGAACTAGACGAAATTCTTGCTTCTAATGTTATGGTTGATAATAAACCCTGTGATCCTCTTGAACTCTATATTGAGGATAGGTTCTGGATTCTGTTCAATATGCGTCTAAAGTCCAGGGGAGAAACTCTTGACACAACATATAAATGTCCTG